AACATCTACCTATTTCGGGCTTTTCTTTGAGGATTGATTTATGTCTAAAGGCTCTTTGGTACAAAGCAAGATCTTTGATTTTTGTACCAATGAGGGATTCCACAGTTGGCTTATCTATCTCCATTTAGATAATTATATAATTGTTTTTTTAAGCCTTGGTCTTCTTCAACTTAGGTTTAGTATCAGCTTTCTTTTCAGTCGTTTCGTCCTTGATGTAGTGTGGGTTCAAGAACTTTTGCATGTTGAGGTAAGAAAGTTCCTCAGTTGGGTTGAGGAGCTTCTTAAGCTTAGCATCAGGAACAATCTTGCGGCCATTGTCTGGGTGCTTGAGATTGTTGGACTTGATGTATTCGTTGATACGCTTAGTGACCTCACTGCGAGAAATCATTTCATCGGCACCGAGAGCCAAGAAAGTGCGAAGTTCATCAGAAACCTTTTGTGGGCGGTTGAAGCCACTGTTCTTGTGGCGCTCAGCGGCCTTTTCACCGGTTGGGTCAATGAGTTGGTTGTAAACTTTGCGAACGAGCTTGCTCAAGGTCTTGACATCTTTTTGTAGTTGCTGGATCTCTTCAGAAGACATGTTTATATCTTACTTGCAACTGTTCCCTTTAAGCGGTTAGTGTGCTTGCAATTATTAGTATTATAACAAGTAGAAAAAGAGCTTTAAGATATTCAGGGATTTTTTCGATATTGATAAGGTTTGTATCTATACCATATGGGGGCCTTGGAGCGACACCTGCACATTGCCCTGGGCATCCTTTATCACAGCACCCTGCATCACATGGGATGACAATTGAATTTTTCTTGTATGCACAGAACTGTTCATTTTCTTTTCCCGGCTTGGCATAACACCTACATTGTTTTGTCACTTGGGTGCACGATAAACTCTTACAGTCCATTTTTATATATGCACATATTAATATGGATGGGACATTGTATTCCGAGACAATTATAAACAAGTATATGAATGAAAATTTATTTTTCAAAGACAAGACTCTCAAAAAATACTATGAAGAAAACAATTTGACAGAGTTTAGAAAACACTTAGCTAAAAAACACCCAAAGGACAACCTTGAAAATATGGTGTATGCATATGTCACGGATTCCATAAGAGATATAGTGTATGAAATAATAGGTAAATTGTCAGTCTACTTGAAAAAATCAGGAGACTTAATCCTAACTGGTGGAGATGCTGTTAATTACTATTTACTCTTAGATGATAGAGTAGTTACATCAGACATTGATACAAAGTTTGTTCCACGATTTAAAGTGAATAAAAAGTTTTTTGCAAACTTGCAAGCTGTTAAACTTATACTATGGAATAAGTTAGGTGAAATATCTCAAAAATATGGAGAAAAAATTAAAAAGCGTCTCACCGAAAATAAAAAACTTGCCAAGTTCTTGGGCATTGGATTTTCTAAGACCGGACCATATGTTACTAGAAGATATACTATAAAGCCAAAGAAGAAAGCTTCCCAAACAAACAAACCATCATTGGAAAATGTTCTTATTGATGTTGAAATTTTTGCTCTTGATTTGAATGTTAATTATTTTTCTATTCAGAAGGGGAGAATAATAAAACATAACTTGGGAGGTATATTGGATATTGCTTTTATGAGACCAGATGAATTCGGATATGAAGTTGGTGAGACAAAAAATACACAAGGTGTTATATTCAGAAATAGTAAAGGTAAGTTGTCTGTCAACCCAAATGTTATTATTGCCAAGAGACGATTTTTGGTTGAAGACATTTATTTGATGCAAGCATTGGGTTTGAGACCCCACAAAAAAGCAAAAGATAAACAGAGAATGGTCCGACTTTTGAAGACATATCCCGAACTTTCTTCAATAACAAAGAATGGTTCCATCGGTGCATTGTTTAGTAAATATCAAAAATCACCAGTTGGTAAAACAAAAAAGAAATCAATTGAGCGCGATGGAAAAGTTAGTATGATGCAGGCACTAAGAGTCAACCCAAAGAAGTATGAAATATATACAACTAAACCTTCAAAAGAAAAATTGAAAAAGTTGACATATGCATCACAAGAAAAGAAGCCTGGACACAAGGAAACAAAGTCAAACATGCGGTTTAATGTTGAAACAAACCGATGGGTCAAAAATAATAGAAATGAGTATGTCAAAAATGAATACAAATATAGGTATAACAAAAATAATAAATCATTGAGTATTCCACCCAAACCAGAACTTTATGGACATAAAAAAAATAGAAATTCCTGGTCCTCTACCAAGTTAATAAATAAATCATCCTTGATTCCATATATCGGTTTAAAGAAGTGATTAGTTATACTAGTAAAATGATTTACGGAACCCCAGTCAAGGATGAAGATGGATGCTACATTGTCAAGGTTAAGAGCGATGAAGGCAAAAAGTGTCTCATCCAATTGAAGAATGTTTCTGTTCGTGATGTTGGAAGTGAGGTCGAAATCAAGACCAAGAACTTTGAAAGCGTTAAAGCTGTTGATGACGAGACTCTTTCTATCGCAAGTGAGCGTTCAGTTGAATGGTTTAAGAAGGAACTTGGTGAAGACAAGTTGAAGGCTTTCTACACCCCCTCTTTCACTAAGAACACGATGACCGCCGAAAAGATTAATGCTACTCGGGTATTTAATCCAGAGCGCGAGTCTATTCCATTTGATATTATCAAGGAATTCAAGACTTGTGATGTTCTCATGGAATTCGCAGGTGTTTGGTTCGCGAAGAAGACATTTGGTCCAATTTGGAATATTGTTCAGGTGAAGCTTGTTAAGCCAAAGCCAGAGCCTGTTCCAGAACCAGAGCCAGAAGCGGCTCCAGAGCCAGAAGCAGAAGAAGAATACCCAGAAGAATGCATTATTGGTGATGACTCAGGCGAAGAAGAAACGGCTGAGGTTGCCGAGTAAAATCATGGTATATACTAAATGCGAGCTGCAGTAGTTATAGCAATTTTTATAATATATATATTGTTCAGGATTTCAGTAGAATCCAGGGAGAAACCAGTTCAGGAGAGGGAGCAAAAAGAATTGTCTTTTCAGAAAAAAATTGATATAACATCTAGTAGATTTTCTAGTCCATACCCCAAGGTCAACATAAAGCACCGACCCGAGGATGAGGTCGGGACACTCAGGATAGATGCATTGGTATATGATCACTAGGTCATTTTTTTTTATTTATTTAATATATAACCATGAACGCTATGCGCCAAGTCCAGGGCATGCTCCCACTTCTTACCTTCCTCCTTGTTGCGTACGCCGTCGTCCTCGGCCCACGCCGCTCCTTCGCGAAGGTTGCGGATGGTGGATGTGGCGGTGAACCAGAACAATCCTCCGCTGACCGCCGTGCCGGCCCAGCGCCAGTCCGCCGTGCGCGCCGATAAATAATTATCAGACCCTTCATCTTTTTCAGTTAAAAAAAAATTATCCATAACATATAAAGATGAATAAACTTAACCGAAATATGAGAAGCCTCATTGTGATCGTTGTTCTCATTTTGGTTTTGACCCGCACAAACTTGTTGAGCCCATTGTTCAAGTTGTTTGGTTTGGGTAAGAAATCAGGATATGAACTCAAGGAATTGGAAGATGCGGAACAGGAGCCAGCCAACAACAACGTCATCCCACGTTGTGAAATGAAGGCTGGAACCGGTTTGGCCTCCAGCCTCTTGCCACGCGAAGTTGCCTCCCAGGAGGACTTTGGTCAGTTTGCTCCAGAAGAAGTTCTCAAGGGGCAAAACTTCCTTGACCCACGTGAACAAATCGGTTTCCCAGAAACCATCGGTGGTGCCCTTCGTAACAGCAACCAGTCTGTCCGTGCCGAACCAGCGAATCCAAAGAATGTCTATGCCTGGAATAACAGCACAATTACCCCAGACTTGATGCAGCGTAAGCTCTTTACTTAAAGATTTAGTAGGATTGTAGTATAAAATGTCAGAACAACAGGAAGACCTCGCAAACGTAGTTAATGAGCTTTTGGAAATAAATAAGCAAATTAGCGATGCTAGGGATGATTTGAAAGTTTTAACGAATGTTGAGAAGAAACTCAAAGAAAAATTGAAATCATCCATGATGACGAAAGATATCGATACGATTAACCTTAAGAAAGGTAAGATTAAGCTCAAGAAGAGCGTAAAGAAGGCCACTTTTAACAAGAAGAGTGTCACTGAGGGTCTAACAAAGTTTTTCAATGGAGATCCAAACCAAGTTGACGGTGCCCTTAATGCCATTAAAGAAGTTCTTCCAGAAAAGGAGAGCGTCACTCTTTCCATGACTGGCATAAAAGAAAAGAAACAATAATAAGTAAGTAAAATTAAACCATGGTTTCCGAATACTATTATGATGATGTCCACGGAGAGGATGCGTCTGATAGTAATTCAGACGATGATTCAAACGAACCCCTCGATTACCAAGATTGGAGCACTATATATAACCAAGAACTTTGGGACATGTGGTATGGCATGAAAGAATATCTCGATAATCGATACACCTATGATGCGAATGTAAATTTATTTGAAAAGGTTCAACCCGATGACTTTTTTTATGAATTTTGCTTTGAATATCCACCACATTTTCATCAAACCGATGAATTCAAAGATTGGGAAAAAGAAAACAAAACTGATTTGAACCATTTATGGAAAATGATTAAGGATAATACGAAAGTTTTTGGAAATAAAATTGGAAATAAAACTTATACTGATTTCTGTATCTTCCTATACAATTCAAAAAAATCTAAGCCAATTATATATAATGAATTTAACAATTCCAGACATAACCTCAGCCAAGGTGGCTACTCCAGCGGCTCTATTTTTAGCGTTGACCCCTGGGTTCATCATTTCTACTGACGGTAAGTCATTGAATTTCATGAAAAATAAAACAAACAGCACATATGTGTTTTTCCATGCGCTTGTGTTCTTCCTTGTCTATTCCTTGGTGGCTAAACAACTCAATCTCATCTTAACTAAGACAGACCTTTTGGTCACTACTTTCTTATTCATCCTATTGAGTCCAGGTATGCTACTAACCATTCCACCAGGTAGTGGGGGACTCTACAAGTCTGGACAAACAAGCATGGCTTCTCAATTAACTCACACATTTGTCTTTGCCCTTGTGTTCGCTATTCTCCGAAAGCAATTTCCTAAGTATTATTAAATGAAGTATCTCATCATTGGCCCCGGTGCCATGGGATATTTCGGTTTTCTAGGATACTTGAAATCCATAGAAAATAAACTTAATGATGTTGAAGAAATATCGGGGGCATCTGCAGGTTCAATACTTGGTCTATTTCTGGCCACAGGTAGAACAGTAGATGAAATTGTTGAATTCTCATTTAATTTAGATATCCCCGATTTTGTTAAAATTAACTTAGGATGTTTCTTTAACAAATTTGGTTTTGTAGATATTGACCCGATAAGGTCTAAACTCATCGAATTTTGTAAAGGAAATCCAACATTCAAGGAACTCAAGAAAAAATTTTATGTATCAGCATTCTGTTTAAACACATCAAAAACAGAATATTTTTCAGTTGATACACATCCAGATATGTATGTCATTGACGCAGTATGTATGAGTATGTCAATTCCATTCATTTTTTCAGCTTCAACATACAATGGACACACTTATGTAGACGGAGGAATGATTGAACAATTGCCGTACGTTCCATTTCTTCAGAAAAAACCATGCCATGTTCACGCAGTTTTATTGCGCCAAGAAGGAAGATTTCAGGAGAATGTAGATACACAAATGGGATTCTTGCAATCTATTATAATGGGTTCATTAAACAATAGAGAAGATTATGGAGATAAGATTAAAAGGGTTTACATAGATGTTGAACATGACACAAATGTATTTGATTTTGAAATGTCCCACGAAGATAAATTAAAATTATATTTCGAGGGTCTAAATAATTTGTCAGCATATATATATGGCGTCTCTTAGCCCTACTATTACAAAGAATAATCTTGTGAGTAGCGCCCAGGAAAGGTTCAGTGTAAATGTCAGCAATGTTCCAAAAAATAACATTGTTGCGGCATACAAGAATATAACTAGAGATAGATTGCCACTCCCACCATTGGCACTTTCCGAGGACAAGACTCTCATGATTGATGTAAAATCACCATTAACTGGCAAAGATTACAAAACACTCTTTTCATCAACTTCTACAAAATCACAATTGAGAAGAATTGCGAAAAAGGTAGACCTCATGAACTACCTTGAAATGACAAAGGATGAACTTGTTAGACAAATAACTGAATATCTCAGCACCTTGGACATTTGTGAACCAGTTGAACTTCAAAGAAAAAGAAAAACAACAAAAAATGTTGTTTCAAATACAAACAACTTTGAATCATTGAACAATGAAACACCTTCACTTAACAACAATAATAATTTTAAAACTATCAACAATAACTTTGGAAATAATGGAAACCGAACAAATGTTTCTTTAGGAAACGGAAACAACGGAAACCGAACAAATGTTTCTTTAGGAAACGGAAACCGAACAAATGTTTCTCTAGGAAACGGAAACCGAACAAATGTTTCTCTAGGAAACGGAAATAGAACAACCGTGTCAAGAAATGGATTTACTAGAGGACCCGCACCCAAGGGTAGAAATCAACCTAAATCTATCAGAAATAAAAACTTAAATGGTGGAACTTCAATAAATTCTATTAAAATACCAAACATTAACATAAATGTAAATGCTGATAAGGGGTTCTTTTCAAAATTATTTAATGGTGGAACAAGGGGAAGAGCTACAAGTGTAAAACAACCTACATCTAAGCCTGGTTTTTTTTCTAGTGTTTTTGGCAGGGGAACTGGCAATTCAGCTCCCAAAACAGCGCCAGTTGACACTGCTGCAGCAGCTAATGTAAAAAATACAGACGATACTAAAGAGACATTGAGAAAAGTCTATGGTTTGAAAAACGAAGAAGCATTAGAAAAAATATCAAAATTTTATGATGAAAGGTATTCTAAGACTGAAGAAATACCAGTCACAAATCAAAGTATTAATATTGATATGACTAAACTTCATTCAACCAATATAGATGTTATTTTACTTGTGGGTAAAATGAAACATGATAGGTCAAAAGCTTCTAAAACATTCAAGGCAAGAAAGATATTTAATTTAATGGATACATTATTTTATGAGCCATTTATTTTAGTCATAATGAAAAAATATAATGTAGACAAAGATGAGGCGGTGAATATTTATAAAAAATATTTAATACACCTAGAAACTTCTCAATTGAATATAAATATTTATCAAAATTTACCAAACTTTGTTAGAAAAGTGAGAGTAAATAGAGCTAATAAACCAGTCAATACACAAACCAATAAACCAGTTAATAAAAATGTTAATGCCAAAAATAAATTCAATAATACAAATACACAAACCAACAAACCAGATACACAAACTAATAAACCAGCAAATACACAAACCAACAAACCAGCTACACAAGCTAATAAACCAGCAAATACACAAACCAAAAAACCAACTAATACACAAACCAATAAACCAGCTAATAAACAAACTAATAAACCAGCAAATACACAAACCAACAAACCAGCTAATAAACAAACCAATAAACCAGCTAATAAAATTGTTAATGCCAAAAATAAAATCAATAATACAAATACACAAACCAATAAACCAGCTAATAAAATTGTTAATGCCAAAAATAAAATCAATAATACAAATACACAAACCAATAAACCAGCTAATAAATTTGTTAATGCCAACAACGAAGTCAATGTCCCAATTAAAATACACAGATCAAATTAACAATAATAATTTGAGAAAGGAACCAGTTACGATTTTATACAAGGGTAATCATTATGATTTAGAACAATACATATATAATTAAATCTATCTGAAACAAATATATTTACTTATATATATGCCGATCGTGTTAAGGAATATTCAGGATATACCGAGGTGGAGTGCCTTTGAGAATGATATTTTAAAAGGTGAGGCCCTATACAAAAACGAAGTTCAGGTGACTGAAACACGGTTTGAAAATGCGAAATCTGATATAAAAAAGGGTGAACAAAATAAACAAAAAGAAATTGAAGTTGTTAGAAAATTTTCTAAAGAACAAATTATTAAATTAGATTTATCAAATGAAGAAAAATCTAAAATTGTATCTAATTTGAACAAATCTAAAATTACAAATGAAATGAATAGTATTGTTGCCAACGCTAAAAAAATTGTAAACAAGAAAAACCAAAAAAGAATTTTAAATGAATATATTAATGAGTTAAAACCAAATGAAAATTCAAAAAAATCAATGAATGTAATTAGAAATGCGTATCTTGGTAGTAAAAAAACACTATTGGGTTTGGGTTTTACTAAATATAAAACAGTCAACTCTGCTAAAAATGCTATTAAAAAACTGAAAAATAAAACTCAAAATAAAAAAGAAAGTAAGACAGAAAATAACATAAAAGAATTATTATTAATTTTTGCAAACAAAAAAGATCCAACTGAAAAATATACAAATGGAATAGAAGAGTATATAAATAAATTATTGAAAAATGGTCTTAGTAATGTAAACCAAGGAAAAATAAAAGTGAGTGAATTCATTACAAAAAAACAAAAAAATAATGAAAACAAAAAGTTTATAAAAAATACTGCTAAAGGTATTACAAACCGAGTCATCAAAAAAGCTGCTGCTGCCACCGCTGCCACCGCTGCCGCCGCTGCCGCTGCCGCCGCTGCCGCCAATGCGGAAAAACGCAAAGCCAAGGAGGACAACAATGCTCGTAAAGCTAATGCGGAAAAACGCAAAGCCAAGGAGGACAACAATGCTCGTAAAGCTAATGCGGAAAAACGCAAAGCCAAGGAGGTCAACAATGCCCGTAAAGCTAATGCTGAAAAGAAGTCCGCCCAAGAAGCTGAGAGAAAGGCATTAAATGCTAAGAAAGCTGCCAACAAAGAAAAGAAGAAACTTCCAAATGCTCCAATTGGTAAGGGGTTGAAACCACCAACAGCTCCTGCTCTTCCAAGCGGTCAAGTAAATCAACCAGCTCTTCCAGGTGCGGTTCAGACACCAGCTACAGCTCCACAAGGAACTGGTTTATTAGCAGGTGTTGCTGCGTCCAAATTCTTGGGAAGAGGTAAAAAGAAGTCTTCAGTTCCAAAGACCTTAAACAAACAAATCCAATTGGCTAATGTGAAAGGTAATTTGAGAAAATTGGCTTTCTCAACAAGTAATGCCATGACTACATCTAACATGATTAAAACAAACTTTAAACTTCCACCAATGACAAATAAAGTAAGCAATACTTCAGTTATGCAAACAGCTATGTTGATGACTACAATGACTAATCAATTTAAAAAATTAATGGAAGCTGGTTCTTCTAAGAATTCTGCGTTCAGAAAATTGGGTAAAAAATACCATCCAAACCGCCCCACTGGTTCAAAAGAAGCCATGCAACTTTTACAATCTCTCAAAAATAATAAGAAACTCAACAAAGAAATACAAGCTCTCCCAGAACCACCCAAAAATAATAAGAAACTCAACAAAGAAATACAAGCTCTCCCAGAACCACCCAAAAATATGAAAAAATTATTGAATAACCAAACTCCAAAGAAAAAAGGTTACTCTGATAAGAAAACTGTCAACTTCGGAAAGAAATTAAGAGAAAAGGCCAAAGAAGAAGCCAACAAAAAAGCCAAAGAAGAGGCTAAAAGAAAGGACAAAGAAGAAGCCAACAAAAAAGCCAAAGAAGAGGCTAAAAGAAAGTCCAAAGAAGAAGCCAACAAAAAAGCCAAAGAAGAAGCCAACAAAAAAGCAGCAGCTGTGGCTGCAACTGTAGGCAGTTTAGGTGTGGCTGCTGTCGCCAGTAAAGCTGTTAAGAAGTTTAAGAATGCCACCCAAAAGAAAAAGACACTTACCCGAACACAAATCAACAAAAAAGCAGTGGCGAGAGGTAAAAAATTGGCTAGAATGGCTAATACATCTCAATTAGATGCTTACAGAAAATTTTTAACCAAAAGAAATAAAAAAGAACCAATCGACGATGAATTATATCAATATATAGGTAAATTGAACGGAAATTTATATATTGCACATTCCGAATATTACAAGGCAAATGCAAAGAATAAAGCTCAAAAATTGTTAAAGCCTCGTATAAAAAAAGCTATAAACAATCTTGAAAAATAATGTATGTTTAAATTAATGAAGAAGGCTATTCCATTAGGAAATAACACTCTTCTATCTGACCATGGATACAAGGGTGTTATTGATAAGTCGCCATTGGCAAGACACAGGGCATTGATGCGTGTTATTAGGAGTGGTGAGCCATGGTTGGGTCTTTTTAGAAAGTTGAATGTATTGATGATATTGTTCAAAAACAAAAATCCCAAACTTTCAAAGATTTTCAAAGAAGACCGAGATTGGGTGAGATTAAAGTTTAAAGGGAAGAGTCCATGATTTTGTAAGATGGACTGTTCAGTTTGTTGTGATAAATACAACATAACTAATCATAAGAAAATTGACTGTTCATATTGTGATTACTCATGTTGTAGAATGTGTGTGCAATCCTATCTCGTCTCGACAATGCAGGACCCTCACTGTATGAATTGTAAAAATTTATGGAATAGGGAATTTCTAGCAAAATATTGTTCAAAAACTTTTTGTAATGGTGTTTATAAAAAACATCGTGAAAAAGTTCTCTTGGAAAGGGAAAAAATATTAATGCCCCAAACCCAACCTCTTGTCACAAGAGAAATAGAAGCGCGTCGTATCGAAAAACAAATTGAAGAAATGAACAGGGAACTAAATACACTTTATATAAAGCGTGCTACTTTACTTGAAAATGCACATATTGTTAGGAACACAAATGTTTCTTTAGATGATTTGGAGAGTCGAAGAAAATTTGTTAGAAAGTGTCCCATCGATGATTGCCGAGGATTTCTTAGCACTAAATGGAAATGCGGTGTTTGTGAAAATTACATTTGTAATTCCTGTAATGAATTAAAAGAGGAGGGACATCAATGCAACCCCGATGCAGTTAAGACAATGGAATTATTGAAAAAAGATACGAAAGGATGTCCTTCATGTGGAACTATGATTACATTTATAGAAGGGTGTAGACAGATGTGGTGTCCATCGTGTCACACAGCCTTTGACTGGGCTACTTTACGAATAGACACCGGTAAAATTCACAATCCCCATTATTATGAATTCAAACTACAAAATGGATTACAAGGTAGAGACCATGCAGATATTCCATGTGGGGGTATTCCAGACATTTATGAAATATGTGGTGCTTTAGGTGTCACGCATAAATATATAGTTGAAAGAATGACACTCAATGAAACTGATAGAAAACTTGTCAACATTCATAGAGCAATTATACATATAGAGAGAATAGAGTTGAGATATTATTATGACATAACTGAAGAAGACAACAAAGATTTGAGAATATCTTACATGATGAATGAGCTGTCAGAGATTGATTATAAAAAGAAAATTCAAAGACGAGAAAAATCTAGGGAAAAGAAAAGAGACATTCACAATGTATTAAGAATGTTCATAGATACAAGTGGTGATTTATTAAGACAATTTGTGTTAGATAAAAATAAGAAAGAGGAAATATACAATACATTAGATAAATTAGTTTCATATACATCAAGGGAATTAAAGATGGTTAGTAAAAGATACAATTGTGTTGTTCCTTATTTTACATATGATTGGTCCTTTAGAAAATAATGTAATTATATAATAGATGATAATAATTTATGTTATTGCAATTATAATATTTTTGTATTTGTTGATTCCAACATACAAAAAACCTCGCGTCTACAAGGATTTTATAACAGAAGAAGAACGCCAACACATCATGGAGCGGGCTAAAAAAAATTTTAAGCCCTCTCGTGTAAATGGTGATATAGACACAAGTAAAATAAGAGTGAGTGATACTGCGTGGTTAGATCCAAATAATGACCCAGTTGTTAAACGAGTTATGAAGCGATGCTTGGGTAAATGTGATAGACCATTACGAAACTGTGAACATTTACAAGTTGTTAGGTATAGACCAGGTGGATATTATAGACCACATCACGATGCGTGCATGCTTCGCGCGGGGTGTCGTGAATATAACCAGCTTGCTAATCAGAGAATGTTTACCTTCCTCATAGCATTGAATGATGACTATGAGGGAGGAACTACATCTTTTCCAAATTTAAATAAGACATATAAATTGAATGCCGGTGATGTGCTCAAATTCCACAACTTGAACAATTATGGTTGGGGTTCTGACTCTTCACTACACTCTGGGGACCCAGTTAAGAGTGGTGAAAAGTGGATATGCAATGTTTGGGTTCACACCTATCCATATTAATAACCGACATTGCTACTATAGTTGGAAAAAGTTTTACTAACAATTCATTTTGTTTCATATCCTCCTTTTGAAATTTCTCGGGGTTTAAAAGTCCTTCCCAAAGAACTTCTATTCCTCTCTTAAAGTGAAAAAACGATGCTCGCAGAACATATAGGTATTTATTCATTACACTAAACTACATCTTATTCTTTAAATTGTTGGAATAAATTCCCACCTTAACTCTTCACATATTTTTCTAAATAATACATCTTGATTGTATAGTTTTTCTTTACTCTTCAACAATGGAAAATATTCTAGGTATTCATCTTCCCCTAGGAGTTCACAAAACTTATATAAAACATATGAGTATGAAAGAAAATTCTTTCTTTCGGGTGGACAATGTTTTTCAAACGGAGCTTGAATATCTTTGAACATTATTCTCAACCTCTCTTCTAATTCTTGTGGCATTTTTGGTGCATTTATACCATTGAGAATATTTGTTATATATGGAACATGTTCATAATATTTATTTAATTTTAATTTTTTGAGCAGACTTCTAATTTTAGCATGTGTTATGTCTTCAAGTTTTTTAATTTTAATTTTCTTGAGTTCAATTCTTAGATTGTCAATGACTTCTTGTGGAATATTTGTCATTTCTTGTGCTTGGAATTGAGACAACCATTCATTGAAATGATTTTCTCTTTTGTATGAATAATTAATAATTTTTTCTGTTGATTCTTGTTCTTCCCTATATGTGAGTTCTTCGCTAATTATAGTGTCTACAACTCGACCACAATCACCACATACAACATCGGTTGTTTCATGGAACGATAAAAGATTTGATGTATTGCAGTTGGAACAATATTCTTGTTTTTTTGTTTGTGGTCTTTGTATATTTAAATTTTCAACTTCCGCGAGATAGTCTAGATAAATATCTTTTCTTTCGAGACCCTTTGTTTCTTTACAATTAAACACATTGTCTGTTGTTACATTTGTGTCTTGTTCTTCCGTGTGTCTCGACATGTAAGGCATGCATCTAATAATGTAGTCGGCCATTTCCGTTTCTACAAGAGATTTATTATGGGGTTCATGTTTGATTTTATGTTCAAAGTCATCTAAAATGTTTTTGTATCTGCTTAAAAAATTACCTTCCATTAAATATAATGTTTCTTAATCTTTTAACCTCTATTATTTTGTGGGGATATGAAAAGTATAGTTTGTTTTTCAAGAACAGAAATTACAAAATTATATATCGTTCCCTTGAATATTCTATAGACCCCGATGAAGAAGATTATATTGTCTCCGGTGAATTTTGGTACAAGGAATCAAAGTATTGGAGCCATTATAATGTCAACCACTACGCTGACATAACAAATGTTGATATGTCAAAACATCCAATTCCTAAAAATGTCACAAAAACAATAGTGTGCACAAAATACTATTATAACAATCGCGTCTACAAATATGTCACGGAAGGCGTGGAACATTCATGGCCACCTCGAGATGATTCAACAGGTATTTTTTTACCTATCACCCGTGCGTGTTTAATGAATGATGATTGTGAAGTTGTTCGAGATGTCACGGAAAAAACAAAACGCTACGCCGGTCCTAGGAATAACTTTTACGGTGAAGAAATTCCTATCCGGGATATTTTTACTTATGATGAGATGACACTGACTAAAGAATACCCATATTTGGTTATTACAACCGCCTTGGGTCAAGTCAAGGGTTTCAAAACTCATTGTGATTCACTCAGCTTTGTCGCCAAGTAGAATCTTAATTCTCCTAGATTAGCGATACTATATTTAATAACCAAAAAACGATTACCTTCTTCCTGCATAAGCTGTAGCATCGCACACATACTCGTCGCTTTTGTGAAAATATTTAAATACTTGAGTGAATATTCTCCCGAAAGTTCCTTTTCAACATGTTCAATGCATTCGATAGAAGTTTCTTGGTTTGCAAAATCCCCTTTACATCCGAGTGATATTATATTCCCTTTTCTTTTAATCAAAATATCTGTTCCAATGTTAGTCATGTCTCGACAAATTCTTTGGAAATCAACGGATGAGATGGATGTTGTTATACTTATTGGAATTTCAGGAACTTCATAAATGTTTTCATTTATGTCCAACAATTTGAGTTCAAACTTTGTATTTGTTTTTTTGCTTTCACTCATGATTTCAATATTCATAAATTCTTTGGAATTGATTGAAAGTTTGAGTATATCATTATTTGTTATAGACTTGAGAAGTTTGAATGTGTTTGAAATGTTTACTCCTGCAACAATTGGTTCTTCACATTCATATTCTTCAAAGTTTTCGGCTGAAAGTCGTAAATCAATGAGTGATGTTCTCGCTGTATCGAGGGTTGTTATGAAAACACCTTCAGGTTTGAAATATATATTTACATCGTTTAATATACCAGAAAGAACTTCGAAGCACGATTTGACGGCAGAAGCCTGAATAGTAACAAGCTTCATTTACATAAAGATTTATCTAATTCTTTAACTAGGTTGATTTCCGTGCTTAGAATAAGAATCTGTCACATCGGATGTAATCTTTCTCTCTAAATCTGGAGTCATAGCTGGTTGGAGAGATTGTCCATAATTATTAATATCGAAACCAATATCGCATGCATCTTCTCCGTCATCTATAGATGAAAAAGTGCTGCTGAACCCCCCTTCGAAACTGAGATTTGTTATTTCCTTGTTGGGCAAAAGGGATTGAAACCAGTTTTGTATTTCTTTACCCACGAGGACCTTTCCTGTTTTTGTGAGTAGAGTTGGAACAGACCTAACCCGATCTTTCAGAGCAGGAGGTAATCCATGTGTATTTACATTGTGATATTTGACTACATTTTTGAATTCAGGATGTTTATTCAAATATGCGATGAGGTCATTGCTGTGATTGCATTTGGGGCTATATATCAAAACACTGGCCATCTCTTGTATTACCTAATTTTTTAATTGCAAAAAAAAATAACGCATAATACTAAATGAATAAATATATTCTTTTGCTTTTGCTCGTCCTGGTATTTGTCTTGATGACCCAGAAGGAGGGCTACAAAGAAATGTTTGGATTTTCTGGGCACAAGAAGGAGGCCAATTATTTGGTAATCAACGACACTCTCATAAATATTTCTGATTACCAGGAAGTTCCAGTGAAAGTTGGACCACACCATCTTCAAGCAATTATTTTGAATGCGAACAAGTACATAACCGAAAAAATTGATGACTGTGCTTACATTATTGAGACAAGTGACATTAAACAATACAAGGGTTCTGCCACTTATGAACAGATTGTGCGGGCTATGTTCATGTGTGTGAGAAACAAGGGGTACACATATGGTTTTGCGGTGACTGTTGATGTTGAATATGACACCGCTAAGATTTTGGGTGTCCGAACTCAACCATTGGGAATTGATGCTCCTTCTGATGTTTCTGCTTATACCTCTGACGGCGTCACACAAAATTTCACAAAGTATGAAACCATCAAAAAATCAACCTTGTTGACTCGTGGTGATTTCGAAGAAATTTTGCCAGATCCGCGTCCAACCAGTGCATAAAATAACTATAGCAGATATTAGGTAATATGTCATGTTGCGGGTAAGCGATGTGATAAAAGTTGATTATGAGCGTAAAAGAATTCGTAAAGAGATATACAATCGAATTTACGAACAATTTACTAGAAAGGTAAAGCTCAGCACAGAGATGGGATACAAGCATACAATGCTTACTGTTCCTTCTGTGGTTTTTGGTTTTCCTCCATTCGACAGGGAAATAGCTGCTCAATATCTTGCGAGACAGTTTAAGAATGGTGGTTTTGAAGTAAGTATAATTGACTTGTATACTATTTATGTTTCTTGGAACATTAATATGAAAAAACCCAAAAAGAGAGAAGTTCGTGAGGAAGAACCAGAAGAAGATATTGACCTTCCTAATTTCATGAATTTGAAAAAGGCGGCAGCCAAATACAAAAAAAGTGCGTAATGCGACTCTAAAAAAAACACACTTTTATCATAAAATGGATAATAACTTGAGCGTGCTTGTTGATGCCAAAAATGAATATCAGGAACAACTCGTGCGTCTCATAGCGCCAGTTATGATAGAGGTATTTCATGCTATGTTTCAGGAAGCCACAACAGCTTCCAAAAACCGTAAAGTTTTGCAAATGTTTCAAAAATATTTGAAGGAAGTTCCAAATTGGTCTAATGCCATGTCCAAATCACACAGCGATAAGATTGTTAATCGCTGTTCTTGGTTCAATGATTTGTTGGCCGCTGTTTTTGTCAGTAATGTTAAAATTCTTTCTGCTGTCCGTATTCAAAGTGGAACTAAAAAGCTTTCTTTGAAGCTTCCATCTAACGAAGTGTTTGTTCAAACTGTGTATAACAATGCCGCAAAAGATTTGTATAATGACCCATATGTTTTCAGCGAGGTTCAATCTGAATACCGCAGAGATGACGAACTTACACAACGCTTTGGTCGTTGCATTGAATTAACCATCAAGGAGTTGATTCCAGTTCAAGACATTCTTTCTACTTACATGCACCAAGCGAGTAATCAGGATGAGTTTGATGTTGACCACCACGATCCAGTGGACGACGATGATGTCGAGGGATATACAGAAGACGCTGAAGGTGGTGAGGGCGAAGGCGAAGGTATGATGGATGAACCACCAGAGGGTCCAAATTTAGATGAATATCCAGATGGTGCTCCTCCTCAACCAGAAGAGGGTGAAACAATGCCCGATGAACCCCAAATGTCTGAAGAATCTTCCGGGGTTCCATTCGAAACTGAGGTTGGTGTTAAGACAATCCCAACCCACGACACCCCAGGGGAAGAAGAAAGTTTGTTTGATGATGCCCCTGAACAACGAACAAAAAAACTCAGTTATATGTAAATGGAACTCACCGAAACTCTTAGAGACCCCACGGGCGCCGCGTTGGTCGCTGCTGCTTTGACCGCGGGGTACATTTACATCAAGGAACAAATGAATAATGAACCAAAAAAAGAGCTAAATGCTTATTTGAAACCAGCGGTGCTTAATGCCGTCATGGTTTACTTTATAGTCGACCAAGGCATCTCTCAAAAGGAGATGCTTTCTGCAGAGCCATTCTAAACTTAAAGATAAAACCTATAGTATATGTATAAAAATGGCTTCTGTCTCTGCTTTCAACGACATGATGGGACAATTCATCGCGGAACTCCACCGGGCGTTTCCAACTGAAAAAGGAATTAAGAAGTTCATGACGTCGTTTGAATTATTGCGTGATGCGAACGGTCGTAAATGCGTCGAGGCTTACATGGGAAGCATTGGTCCATATTCAACTAAAATCTCCAACAAGGATGAAACTTTCATTACCGAAGACCTTCCAAACATTGAATTTATGAAGGACTTGAACATTAAAGACTTGTGGGGTTCCGCGAGTGGCAAGACGAAGGATGCCATCTGGCAATACATGCAGACTCTCTATATGTTGGGAACCGCTATTTCAGCTGTCCCAGAAGGAACTTTGAGTGTTATTGAAAACATGGCGAAGGATGCTGCTGACAAATTGCAGGGGAGCGATGGTAGCATCGATGAAGCCGCTCTTCAAAAAATGATGGCGGGTTTCCTTGGTGGTATGATGAAAAAATAAATGGCTATTATATAATAAATGAATCCTTTGTTCGAAGGTCCAAAGAAAACATGGTTCGATGATCCAAAGATTCTTTTTGATGTTAACAAAGTTTTTGAATTTTGGCCAGTTGCTTCACAAACTTCAGAGGAGCGAGTGAATGCGACTTCTAGGTTTATTATATACGCTTCTTGTTTGATTTATTTATTGCGCCGTGATGTCCGTATCTTTGTTTTAGGCATCATGATGTTGGCCATCTTATACATTATGTATAAGTCAAATATGGTCAAGGAAAATATGTTTAGGCCTTCAGTAGCGGATGACATTGCTCGTGGTAATTGCCAAGCTCCAACTTATGACAATCCCATGGCCAATGTTTTGATGTCTGATTACGCCAACCCCAACAGACCCCCAGCTTGTTATTCCGAAAGTGTCTCCCCATTGATTACAAAGGCTTTGAATGATACACTCCCATACGATGCAGGACGCTCTCGTTCTCCACTTCCTTCTCAGCAGAGAGCCTCAGCTGCCCGTCAGTTTGTGTCTTCCCCCGTGACAACAATTCCAGGTGATCAAACAGGATTTGCCGAATGGTTGTATGGACCCAAGTTTGGACCCATGTGCAAGAGCGATGGTTCCACTTGTAGCCCAGACGCGAGAGGTGCCCAACTTTCTCAATTTGGTGGATTGGACATGATCGGAAATAAGCGAGGATAAATATTCTTAGTAACTAGTAAATGGAATATCAATTACAGCCAGATTTGCAAAGAATCCAAAATCCAGCGCTCCCCACAAATTCCGCAATCGAACATGTTTTTACTTACCCCGAAGGTGCACGTGAGCAAAACTTTGGTTCTCGACCAAACACAATGCTTTACGGAACAGCGCCTTATATGGCCGGTAAGGGTTCTCCAGCTGCTTTAATTGAAGTGTCCGATGAACTCCGTCCACAAGCCACTACTCGCTTCGGCAAGGTTGTCGTCAACAACTACGAGAAACAACATTTCCCACTTGATACATCCATGCCTGCTCCCTCTCTTCCCAATTTATATGAACCACGAAGCTCCCGTGCGGAACTTCAGAACGATTTGTTTGATTTACGATACAATAAAAAATATCAATAAATACTAAATGGCTGACCCCGTCTCTGTTTTAGCTTTATTAGGTTTGGTATATACTGGAAAAATGTTGGCTGAAAACCCAGTCTCCCTTTCTTCCAGTCAACAAATATTGAATCAGGGGGGACCAGGTCCCTCAAAGATTAAAGACGCGACCAAGGTGGACGTTGAACAAATCAATCTAAATACGGATTTCAAGATAAATAGTGAAGAAAGACAACTCACAAGCCCAGAGGTTGCTGAAACAGCTACTTTTGCCGATATTGTGCCACAAACCCGTTCAAGTGGTGGCGAAGTTTTGGACATGAAAGACCGATTTGCTACTGGTTTGAATGTTCATAACAACCTTGCTTCCATACCAAAACAACAAGTTGGTCCAGGTTTGGGTATTGGAGCTGATGTTCCAGCGGTCGGTGGTTTCCAACAAATGTTCCGTGCTATACCAGAAAATGTTGGTGCTTACCGATTGACAACTCTTCCAGGCCGTGCTGGTCCAGGCTTTGACCCACGCGGTGGTCGTGGTCAGAACAGGCCAACTGTTGGAAACAACAAGCCAGAAAAGACCGCTTTCCTCCCAGAACGACGCCCCCCAGTGTTGGGTAGGGCTCAGGGTCCAGGCGGTCCAATGAGTGGTGTCACCGTTCGTTCAAGCCAACAGCGCACTATGCGAACCACAAACCGTTCAGAAACTGGCGCCAGAACAGATGGTCTTCAATACGCTCCAGCCAAGAAAATTGTTGCCCACGGTTCATTTGCCCAAGGTCCAACTAGAAATAAAACTGATATTGCCGATGGACAATACGCTTATATGGACAACGCTGCTCCAGGCATTTCAAGCTTCTACGGCGCCTATGAGAACTCCACCCTCGCGGAGGCTGCTGGTAATAAAGTCAGAACTCCAGCGGAACTCGCTCGCTATGGTTTGCGCCTAAGCGATCGTCGTGCCACTGTCCAAAACAGAGGTGCCAACGCTGGTCGCATGAATGTTCGTGGCAACCCACTCCAAGCGCACGGTATGGTCACAGCTGTTCGTTCAGACAACAATCGTTTGGATGGATACACTGGACCAGCCAACGCGGGATGGACACAACAATATGTCAAGTCGAAATACCAAGACCTCAACCCATACAAGGGACAAGAAAACAAACTCGATTTGCAATTGGCCAAGAGACAACTCAAGAACAACCCTCTTGCACAGACACTTTCCAACTAAATTATTATTTCAATATGTATGTTTTAACATTCATTAAAATTATGTCCCTAAATTTTAATGAGTGACTACTACGTTTTAGATGTCGATAGTGGTGACAGAGATGCAGTTTTGTATCCAAATGTTTCCAATCTAGAAATTTATTTAGAAAACGAAATTTATGAAGTCTCTAAAATTGAACTCACATCGGGAAACATTTTGATTCCCCAAATGGATATATGTGGAACAAATAAAAGTTTTCAGGTGGATGATACTATCATAACACTCGATGAAAAAAATTATTCAGATGGTAATGTTTTTGCACAAGATTTACAGACAAAGCTCGTAGGTTCTTCAAACGTGACAGGTGTATCATTTGATAGTAATACATACTCCCTCGTCTTTACAGGAAGCACTGATTTTACATTTAAATTTAAAAGTGGTCATAATGGTTATGATATTAATAATGATGAAACAACACCCCATGAAGTTATAGGTTTTACTGCAACCGATGTATCATCAAGTGGGAACACCCTTCGGTCAGGAGCTGTAAATTTTAATGGTCCAGGTGCTCTAGTTTTAAGACTCAGTTCTGGTTCAGATATATACGGAAAAGACATTTATTACCACAAACCATACTACACGGGTAAAATTCAACTAGGGAAAGGTGCTCGCACAAAATTCATAGGTGGTAATGACCTTGTTGAACACTGTTTTAATTCTGGTAAACAAACTACTTTACAGAGTTTGAGAATGGAATTCTTTTATTCAAGCGCCGGAAAACTTATTCCATATGATTTCAGAAATTGCAATTACACGCTGAAGTTTAAAATAAATTGTTCAAAAGAAAAAGTCATACCTAAGGTTTCGAGGGATGTATCTTTGCCTCCACCAATAAGCATGCCCGAGTTTGAGGATGCTGATAGATGGGAAATGTATAAAGTATACATTGCTATTGGGGTCATAGTTTTTATGGGCGTTTTTACTCTCATTATCGCTAAACCCAAGACAGTTCCAAAACCGCCTATCGAGTAACCGCGTAGATTGGTTGTTCTGGTGTCTTGACCCTCTTGTTGATAGTCTTGACAACCATGAACACCGCAATGGAGAGGAGGGTGGTCAACACGGCGGTCAACGCGTAGTGGGCGCCACCGTTGTTCTTCACACGGACAATCAATTGCACGAGGAAGCGGACGAGGTCCATCCAAGACAGGGCAGCGGCGAAAGCGAAGCCACCGACAATGGCATTGAGGGACTGAATTTCAAGTTCGGAAGCCACGGACTTAACGACTTCTTGTGTGCTCATTTTTACAATAAATATAGAAAATTATTCTGGGTCAAATTCTTCCTTAGTCATTACACTGTTAAATGTTTTCAGAGGTTTTTTGATTGCTACTGAAGAATATTCTTCGAAATATGAGTATTCACTACATTCACTCTCCGTGTCATCGTCTATGTATTTGAATTCCTTATACTCTGACAAGTTCCATCCTTCTGGAGCCACATTAGAACTCATTATTATCTAATGCATTTTTTAATATTTCTTGGATAGGGCTTTCAGGTTCCCAATCTTTCCATCCATCGTATGCATCGTTGACTCTTTTCATTTGCGAATCAGCTCCTGAATATCGTTTGAACTCTGGACAATCTTCGGGGTCTACAATCTCAATTTCTTCTTCTTCCACCTCGATATCATCCTCGTCTTGGAAGATTGAGCCACTAGATTCACCAACCTTATACATAATGCAATATTTCATTGCATATTCAACATCTTCATCTAGCATCGTATCACGACCACAGGCTTTTGCGTATTGACCAGCAAGTATCATTCCCTTTTCCAAAACCGGCTGGATAAGGTCAAACATTGTCTGAATCATGTTGTCCCCAACGGGGTTTTCATGTTGAAGCGCAAAACCTGTCCTCATGGTAGTTTATTGTTATACAACTCTCTCTTTTATGTTGCTTCACTCATGAAGCCATTCTCAAATGAGAACATTTTAAGACCGGTGTAATAAATATATAAAATGTAAGTTTCTGATAATCTTTCTACATTAGAATCAACTATACCATCCAGATTTATTCTATAACCATTTACTGAAAAATTACCACCATACATCTCAACATTTAAAAATGTTTTATCAGAATTAAAATTAGAAAAATCTAGGGTTCCCGTCGGACCAGAATTAATCGGTGTCATTGCAAAGGAATATGTGTAAATGTTTTTCTGTGGACATGTTAATCTTGATTGTAAAGGAATGTAGTATTTGAAATATTTATGATCGGCCAATGAAACATTTGGAAGATCTAAAGAGTTTAAGAAAATTTTAGCATTCTTTATTCTCTCAAAACGGAAACGACTATCAATCAAGTTTACACCATCTGAAACATAGGTATTACTATATTCTCTTGGAAAACCTGAATCCCGTATATCCATCTCAACTGGTAGTTCGTATTCAAACTTTTTTCTTCTCACAAACCAGTGAATAGCTTTAACTGGAATAGATGGCGTTAAATTATTTTTTATAATTGGATCACCAGGGGTTGATTCAATGATTGGATTTTTAAACACTAAATTAGCCAACAAGTCATATTTCTCTTTGACATAAAACAATCTATCCTCTGGAGATAATGTAATTTCCTCTGTTATAATCTTGAATTCATTAAGAGTTGGAAAATCAAAATCTGTTGCTCTCAAGAATTTTGGTTCAGAAATTGCATAGCTTGTTGTTGGTTTACTAAAAAACCAAATACTATGGAATTCAATTTCAAGAATAATTTTTTGTTTATACATGGCACACAATGGAAGATATGGACGATTTGGCTTATTCACATCATATTCTGATTGAGCATACTTTCTAGAGAAGAAAAAGCGAAGTGGGATTAGAGTTGGAATTGTAGAAAATGCCCCTTTAGCATTTAATCGTGCCTTTTCATCATTTCTTCTCCAGTCCACTGGAAACATCATTCGATTCAATAAATAATCATTCGCAGCTTGTTCACTTGTCTCTAAATACATCTCGTTATAAATGACTTGCCAATCGTCAAAAATTTTTTCAACTTCTATACCATCAACCTTGAAAGCTATTGACTTTATTATACTGTTTCCAACATATCTACTGTATATAGACCGAGGAAGCTCAATCATTAAATACATATTAGCCAACAAATCACCCATGGATTGAGGGTTCAATGTGACCTTGATAATATTACCTTCTTGACCAAATGGCCAATATTTCTGTTTTGTTCTATTATCAATACGCGTAGTTCTATAAAATCTCGTGTAATCGGTGTGTCTTATCTCATCATATTTGAATATAGATTTCTCTACATCATCTGTTACGAGATGAACGTCTTGACCCCCAATGGCATTGAGGGCAATGACCCCAGCTGTGCTAGGACCGGGAACGTCACACATACTCTCCTATAGTATGTTATTTTTAATTTCTTTAATAATCATATGGATGACAAACCTGAATGGTGTGCAAAACAAGAAGCCCTTGTATACAAATGGGCTGAAAGAGCGGCTGGATACAGATGGTTACATAACAATGCTCGCATTAGATTAAAAAAAATATCAAACAAATTGACATTGCCAAGCATTATAATATCAAGCATAACCGGAGTTGGTGGCTTTGCAGTGCTAAGTCCAGATGAACCAGAACCAGATAAAAGGTTAACGATTATTCTATTCCAATACTTTTTTGCTACACTAAATATTATAAGTGGCATCCTTACATCCGTCGCGAAATTCAGTCAAAGTCAAAAACTTTCTGAGGCACACTCCCTCATGTGTATTCAATACGCAAAATTCTACAGAAGTATTGATTTAGAACTCTCCCTTGAACCAAGAAATAGAGCACCGGTATTAGATTTTGTCAATAAATGCAAAGAAGAGTATGATAGACTACTCTCCGAATCCCCTGATATACCCCCAGAATGTATAGTTGAATTTAATCAAGAATTTCCACAAAAAATGAACAAACCAGATGTATGTAACGGACTAAGTGTTATAGATGTATGCAAATTCACACCAAAGGGAAAACAAGAAG